GCCAATGGCCAGCAGTTCTTATTTGATAGCTTTTTTGATATTACAATGGCACGGCCAATGCCAATGTATAGTGTTCCTGGCTTAATAGACCATTTCTAATATGGGATTATTTAGCGGAGTTATTGAGTCGGTCGGTAAGGCTTTATCAGCACCAACTGTTGTACCAGCATTGATTGGTGGTGGTGCTAGCCTTATCGGTGGTTTGATGACTAATCAAGCTCAAGCCCAGCAAGCGGCAGCTGCGCAGGCGTTTAGTGCTGATCAGGCACAAAAACAAATGGATTTTCAGGAGCGGATGAGGGCTTCACAGTACCAAACTACGGTTAAAGATTTGGCTGCTGCTGGGCTCAATCCCATGCTAGCCTATTCCCAAGGTGGAGCTGGTACGCCGTCCGGAAGTGCAGCTATTGGTCAACAAGCTGCGTTAAGAAATCCTACAGAAGCGTTAGCGTCAAGTGCAGCGCAATTAGGTAATATAAAGGCTGATTTAGAGTTAAAGCATGCTAATACTGTTGAATCGTATGAACGTGCAGATATGTATAGCGCTGACACTAAGTTAAAGTTATTAGAAGCTCCAAATGTGGAGCAGAGGTTAAAAAATCTTATATCTGAGCAATTATTAAATGATGCTCGTAAAACCGCTACTAATGCAGAAGAAGCTGTAAGGCGTGTTGACGAGCAGATTAAACGTTTAGGGGATCTGCCTGAGGCAGAATCAAAGGGGCGTTATTATAAACAAGCCCCTTATAATCCCTTCGCATTAAGGGATTTATCGCAAGCTGGTTCATCAGCTGCGAATATAGCTAGAGATGTTTCAAATATGTTTAGGCCAAGCGTTGGCAGACAGCCAATGCCGTATCGTGGACGTTAAGATGAAAAAAGTTCCTTTTTTGCGTACTCCGTATAATTATGACGGAGACAAAGTATCTGATGAGACTGGGCTATCATGCCCCGAGTCTACATTGGCTCAACAGAACTTTAAAGAAGAATGTGATATTAATACGATAGTAAGAAATTTTGGTTTGACTGGCGAATTGCCAGGTCAACCAATAAGTCCCCAGTATGGGGATTTTACAGGGGTTTTGGATTATCATTCGGCAGTTAATGCCGTATTGGCAGCCCAAGATGAGTTTATGGAGCTGCCAGCCCAAATGCGGGCTCGTTTTAATAACGACCCCGCTCTTTTAATAGATTTTCTTGAAAAAGAAGAAAATCGTGAGGAAGCGATTAAGCTTGGCTTAGTCGATCCTAAACCCACTTCTGTTGAACCAGAAGCACCGGTCGGGGAGCCGAAGGCCCCCGAAGCACAGTGACTTACTTGATGTAACTGTGCTAGGTGACACCAAATACCACAAGGAGAAGTTATGCTACGTAGAAAACCTGTAAATAAGAGAATGTCGGCACGGCATTTTAAGCGTAATGTACGCAAGACTAAAGCCCCTAATATGCGTATGAACCCAATGCGTGGTGGCTGGAGGTTGTAATTGCCATGCTATCACCCGATAGCGGCATATCAGACTGTTGATGGTCAGGTTGTTTTTAGCGAAAGGCGTTATTTCGACATCAGTCGAACGTTATCATTGCCTTGCGGTCAATGTGTTGGGTGTCGTTTAGAGCGTAGCCGTCAATGGGCTATGCGATGTTTACATGAAGCTAAGCTTCATGAGAACAATTGTTTTATCACGTTAACGTATAACGACGAGCATTTACCAAATGATCGATCGTTGCATTATCGTGATTTTCAACTTTTTATGAAAAAGTTAAGGAAGAAATTTGGCTCTAAAATTAGATTTTACATGTGCGGAGAGTATGGTGAGAAGTTTGATCGACCTCATTTCCATGCCTGCATTTTCGGCTTTGATTTTCCAGATCGAAAGTACTGGAAACAGACAGGAAGTGGTAGTAAGCTTTATCGATCCGAAGAGCTTGAAAAATTATGGAAGTATGGTTTTTCGAGTATTGGGGATGTGAATTTTGAGTCCGCTGCATATGTTGCCAGATATATTATGAAGAAGGTAACTGGTCAAGGCAAACATGATCAGCATTATAAGTTTACGGATTTAAGTACTGGTGAAGTATTAGAGAAGAAGCCAGAGTTTAATAAAATGTCATTAAAGCCTGGCATTGGTTATGAATGGTTTAAAAAATATAAATCGGACGTTTATCCACATGACTATGTGATAATAAACGGCCGAAAGGTTAGGCCACCTAAATATTACGACTTGAAGTATTCAAAGGAGTCTCCATATGAATGGGAAGAAGTTCAGCAAAAGCGTATAGATGTTGGCAAAGCTAACTTTGAAGATAACACGGACGCTAGGTTATTAGTTAAAGAAACTATTACAAAAGCTCGTGTAAAAATGTTAAAACGAGAGTTAATTTAAGGAATATTATGATTTCATTTATGTGTAGTGTTTATGATCGAGCTGCGGAAGCTTATGGACGTCCGATGTTTGTTGCGTCTACTGGTGTGGCCGTTAGAGGTTTTACCGATGAGGTAAACCGGGAAGATAAGGATAATCAAATGTATCATCATCCAGATGATTTTGATTTGTATGATTTAGGTACGTTTGACGATATGTCAGGTACGTTCGAGCTTAGGGATAACCCTACTGTGTTAATACGTGCTAAAGATGTAAAAATTAAGTAATTCTTAAGGAGATAGTATGTTTCGTAATCGCTCGGTAGATGTTCATCAATTTGCTATGATTCCGAAGGCGGATATTCCCCGCAGTCGGTTTAAGGCACAAAAGACCCATAAGACCACTTTTGATGCTGGTTATTTAGTACCAATATATGTTGATGAAGTACTGCCTGGCGATACGTTTAATTTAAAGATGACGGCATTTGCTCGTTTGGCAACACCGTTGTATCCAATCATGGATAACATGCATATGGATACGTTCTTCTTCTTTGTTCCAAATCGTTTAGTTTGGAATAATTGGCAGAAGTTTATGGGTGAACAAGAGGACCCAGGTGATTCAATATCTTATACAGTGCCTCAGATCGTTAGCCCAGCTAACGGTTTTCCTATTGGTGGTTTGTATGACTATATGGGCTTGCCTACTGTTGGGCAAGTTACTGCAGGTAACACTGTTAGTGTGTGTGCTTTTTGGCCACGTGCATATAATTTAATTTATAACGAATGGTTTAGAGATCAGAATATGCAAAATTCTGTGACCGTTCATAAAAATGACGGTCCAGATACATATACTGATTATGCGTTGTTACGTCGTGGAAAGCGACACGATTATTTTACTAGTGCATTGCCATGGCCACAAAAGGGTGCATCGGTTTCATTGCCTTTAGGCACATCTGCACCAGTTATTCGTAATAATAGTAATTCGAATCCGACAATGCGTCGGGTTGGTCAGACAGACACTTTTAATGTTTATGCACAGAATATTTCAGGCATAGGTACTGTTAGTAAAAATGGTTCATTTACAGATGGTGGTAATTTAGAGTTTGTTAATTCTGGATTAGTAGCTGATTTATCGACTGCAACTGCAGCGACAATTAATCAGTTACGTCAGTCATTCCAGATTCAAAAGTTATTAGAAAGGGACGCTCGTGGAGGTACACGTTATACTGAAATTATTCGCGCTCATTTTGGAGTTATTAGTCCAGACGCTCGTTTGCAGCGTCCTGAATATCTTGGTGGCGGTTCCACTGTTATTAATATCAATCCTATTGCCCAGACGAGTGCGACCAATCTTTCTGGAGGTTCTACAGTTTTGGGTAATCTTGCGGCTATGGGCACGTCACTCGCAAGTGGTCACGGATTTACGCAAAGCTTTGTAGAGCATGGTGTAATTATTGGTTTAGTGTCGGTACGTGCTGATTTGACATATCAGCAGGGCTTACCACGTATGTGGTCTCGTTCGACACGTTATGATTTTTATTTCCCAGCATTTGCCACATTAGGTGAGCAAGCAATTCTTAATAAAGAGATTTATGCTACTGGTGCAAGTACAGATAATGATGTGTTTGGATACCAAGAGAGATGGGCTGAGTATCGTTACAAGCCATCGATGATTACTGGTTTATTTAGATCAACTACTGCTGGGACATTAGATGCTTGGCATCTTGCCCAGAAGTTTACGTCGTTACCAACATTGAATACGACGTTTATTCAAGATACACCCCCAGTTTCACGTGTGGTTGCAGTGGGGGCTGCTGCCAATGGCCAGCAGTTCTTATTTGATAGCTTTTTTGATATTACAATGGCACGGCCAATGCCAATGTATAGTGTTCCTGGCTTAATAGACCATTTCTAATATGGGATTATTTAGCGGAGTTAT